CCCAAAGAGCTCGAGGGTATGGAGCTCAAGGTCGAGTTCATCAGTGTGCTGGCGCAGGCCCAGCGTGCGGTGGCAGCCCAAGGCGTTGACCGATTGCTTGGCACCGTGGGCAACCTGGCCCAGTTCAAGCCCGAGGTGCTCGACAAGATCGACTTCGACCAGGTGGTGGATGACTACAGCGACATGTATGGCGTCAACCCCAAGATCGTCATCCCAGACGACAAGGTCGCCGAGATCCGTGCCCAGCGCGCGCAGGCAGCGCAAGCTGCACAGACTGCCGCAGCTATGCCTCAGTTGGTCGAAAGCGCCAAGACTGCTGGCGACATCAACGTGCCGGGTGTGCAAGACGTCATGGGATCGCTCATGGGTTACGGAACACCATCGCCATCTCAGGTTTAGAAGTCACTCTCCTGTGAACCTTGGCCCACCTCGCGTGGGCTTCTTTTTACCCGTGTCCGTGTGTCGGGTATCCAGCAATAGGATGCCACCACTTTGACCATGAGAGACCCCACAGACCTGCACAGCCAAGAACGTGATGCCGAAAGCGAAGAGCTCCAGGCCCACGAGAAACGACGCAGGGAAACTGAGGACCTTAAGTGGTTAATGGCTCATCCGCAAGGGCGACGCTTCGTAAGTCGTCTGCTGGAGGAAGCTGGAGTGAATCGGACCTCGTTCAACCATAGCGGCAGCGTTATGGCATTTGCCGAGGGCAAGAGACACATCGGGCTGTTCCTCACGGCAGAAGTGCTGCAGGCATCACCCGAGGGGTACTTTAAGTTATTGAAAGAATACCAGGCCAAAGAATGACGACTGACACGACCACGGTGACCACTACACCCGCCAGCGACAGTGGGGAACCGACGACGATGACTGATACACCCGTGACGACGACCACGGAGCCGGCGAGCACCACGCCCACAGAGACCAAGGCCACCGAGCCAGAAGTCCCTGAGAGCTACGAGTTCGCCATGCCCGAGGGCGTGCAGTTGGATAAAACCGCTGCTGAAGAGTTCACCGTGATCGCCAAGGAGCTCAAGCTCGACCAGGCGACAGCGCAGAAAGTTGCAGACGTGGGCGCCAAGATGGCCCAACGTCAGGCTGAAGCGCATGTCAAGTTGGTAGAGACCTGGACCGAGGCCGTCAAGACCGACAAAGAAATCGGTGGCGACAAGCTCGCAGAGAACTTGGGAGTGGCTCGCAAGGCCCTCGAAGCGTTCGGGACGCCAGAACTGAAGGACGTATTGAACTCGACCGGGTTTGGAAACCACCCGGCAGTGATCAAGGCGTTCTACAAGATCGGCAAGGCAATCAGTGAAGACAGATTCGTGACCGGTGGCGCAAAGGGCCCCGAGACCGATATCGCAAAGCGCATGTTCCCCTCTATGAACTAACTCAAAGGTAAATCACCATGACAACTCTAGCAACCACCAACCCCACACTCTTGGACGTATCCAAGCGTCTGGACCCCAACGGCAAGATCGACTCCATCGTCGAACTCATGGCCGCCCAGAACACTATCCTTGAAGACATGACCTTCATGGAAGGCAACCTCGCCACCGGTCACAAAACCACCGTGCGCACCGGTCTGCCCACCCCCACATGGCGCAAGCTGTACGGTGGAGTGCAGCCTGGCAAATCAACCACTGCACAGATTACTGACTCGTGCGGTATGTTGGAAGCCTACGCTGAAGTTGACAAGGCCCTGGCCGACCTCAACGGCAACTCGGCCGCGTTCCGCTTGTCGGAAGACGCAGCCCACATCGAAGGCATGGCACAAGAGCAGGCTCAGACCCTGTTCTACGGCAATGAAGGCACCGAGCCAGAAGCCTTCACCGGCCTGGCACCACGCTTTAACCTGCTGTCCGCTCAGAACGGTGACAACATCATCGACGCCTTCAGTGGCTCCGGTGGTGACTTGACCTCGATCTGGTTGTGCGTGTGGGGCCCTCAGACTGGATTCGGTATCTACCCGAAAGGCAGCCAGGGCGGCCTGCAGATGTCCGACAAGGGCCAGGTCACGATCGAGAATGCCGACGGCGCTGGTGGCCGCATGGAAGGCTACCGCACGCACTACCGTTGGGACGCAGGTCTCACGATCCGCGACTGGCGCTACTTCGTGCGTATTGCCAACATCGACGTGTCTGAGCTGACCACGGTGGCCAACACCAAGAACATCATCACCTGGATGATTCAAGCTGCCGAGCGTATCCCTCAGTTGGGCAAAGGCCGCGCCGCGTTCTACATGAACCGCAACCTGCGCGAGAAACTGCGCCTGGGCATCTTGGAAAAGATCAGCACCAACCTGTCCTGGGAATCTGTCTCAGGCAAGCGCGTGATGACCTTCGACGACATCCCTGTCCGTCGCACTGACGCGCTGATCAACACCGAGACCCGCGTGGTCTAACCCCAACGAACACTGAAAGGAAATCAAAATGATCCTCGACAACCTAAACGAATTTGCAGACGCCACATCGGTGGCCGCTGCAGCAGGCACCGCCCTGATCGGCGACGTGATCGACCTGGGCACCGACGGCGTCAATAATGTCGACGAGGTCTATGCGGTCATCAGCGTTGACACCGAGATCTTCACCGCAGCGTCTGCTGGTACGGTGCAGTTCTTCCTGGTGTCTGACTCGCTGGCCACCCTGGGCGCAGCCACTGTCGCAAGCTGCACATTGCACGCTTCGACTGCGGCTCTGGTCACCGGTGGCACGGGCACGCAGGCGGCCTTGGCTGCCGGCAAGACCTTGATGCAGATCGAACTGCCCAAGGGTACCTACGAGCGCTACCTGGGCATCCTGTGCACCACAGGCACCACGACCACGACCAGCGGCAAGATCAACGCCTTCCTGACACCGACACCGGTGACCCAGAAGTCGTTTGACGCTCCGTTCCAACTCTAAGGACTAGCCCATGAAAGTCGTCGCCATCAAGGTTGCGTTTTTCAATGGGCGTCGTGTGCGCGCAGGCGAAGAGCTCGACGTCCCTCAAGGGACCAAGGGTTCTTGGTTTGTGGCCACCGACTCCAAAGAGGCGCAAGCCACCAAGGCTAAACCCGCCAAGGCCGAGCCAAAAGCTCTGTCCGAGCTGGGCGCTGAGAACGCCAAGAAGTTCACCGACGTCTTGGCATAAGCGATGGCGACAGTTGTCCCTGTCACCACCTTCCCGTTCGAGACCTCTCGTGACGTGGCGGTGACGACCTGGGACAACATGCTGATGGATGACGACGGTGAGCCGGTAAGGCTTGCCGTCTACTCCGACCGCTCTATTCAAGTGGCTGGCACGTTTGGTGGAGCCAGCGTCACCATCGGTGGCAGCAACGACGGCGAGACATACCACGCGCTGCACGACACATCGGGCGCCGTGATGACTCTCACCGAGGGAAAGCTGCAACAGATTGTTGAGCTGCCAATCTACATCAAGCCCCGGGTGTTTGGCCAGCAGGCCACGCTTGCCCGCAACCGAGCGCTGACCGCGCAGGGCGGGGACTACACCTACGTCGGCCAAGACGCAACGCTCCTGCGCTCCAAGCTCCTCACCGCAAGCGGGGGCAGCTACCTATACACCGGCCGGCCCATCACGTTCACCTACGCATCGCTCTACCCCGACCCAGCCGACGTCACGCTGGGCGTCACCTATGGGCCGGGCGGCGTCTACGTCGGCACCAAGACCGGGGGCACCGGCATGATCTGGCTGCGACGTCGTTGAAGTGTCCGTGGTGCCAAACGTCAAATCTACACTGACTTGCACCGGAGAAATTCATGGCCTCAGTCGTACAGATTTGCAACATGGCCCTGAGCCATATCGGCTCAGACGCCCGAGTCTCGAGCATCAGCCCGCCCGACGGCAGCGTCGAGGCCGGCCACTGCGCCACCTTCTATGACCCAGCACGCACCGAGCTGATCGAGCCTGGCAACTGGCGCTTTGCCATCAAGCGCGAAGCCCTCGCCGAGATCACCAACGTCAGCACCACCTGGGCCTACGCCTACACCAAACCGTCGGACTGCATGACGCCCAAGCGCATCCTGCGCGCCGGCTCCACGATCACTGTGTTTACCCAGGACGAGGTTGGATACTCACCCAACGACGAGAACTCGGCTGCGTTCAACATCGAGGGCGACACGATATTCACCAATGAGCCTGACGCGGTTCTGGTCTACAGCTTTGATGTGTCCGACACTACCAAGTTCACCCCGAGCTTCGTGAGCGCGCTGTCCTACCTGCTGGCCAGCTACCTGGCCGGGCCCATCATCAAGGGCAGCGAGGGAACCAAGATTGGTGACGCCATGCGCCAGCGAGCCATGGCCTTGGCATCCGTTGCCGAGGTGTCCTCTGCCAATGCAGGCAGCACCTCTCACGAGATCACAGCCTCGCAACTGGTGGCGCGCGCATGAGTGGCAAGACGCTGCTGCGCAGCTTTGCTGGCGGGGAAATAACTCCAGAATTGGCAGGGCGGCTTGATTTGGTCAAGTACCAAACAGGTTTGAGCCTGGCTCGCAACTTCGTCACGCTGCCACATGGCCCCGCTGCCCGGCGCTCAGGGTTTGAGTTCATTAACGAGGCACGCCTGAGCACCAGCGCCGTGCGCCTGATGCCGTTCTCGTTCAGCGCCACACAGACTGCGGTGCTCGAGTTCGGCGACCTCTACATCCGTTTTCACATTGGTGGCGGCACTTTGATCGAGGCCACCGTGGCTATCAGCTCAATTGCCGGCAGCACGGTCAACACCACCGGCGCGCACGGGTACGCCAACGGGGACTGGGTCTACATCGGCAGCCGTTACCACAAGGTCACCGTGGTGGATGCCGACACGTTCACCACCACCGACCTGTGGGGCGTGGCCACCACTGCGGTGGGCACCACCAGTGCGCGCGTCTACACGCTCACCAGCACTTACGCTGCGGCAGATCTGTTTGACCTGCACTTCACCCAGAGCGCGGACGTGATCACCATCACGCACCCGAGCTACCCGGCCAAGGAGCTCAAGCGTTTGGGCGCCACCAACTGGACTCTGACCGATGT